GGGGTAAACCCAAATATTGGTTTTTTTGCGGGCTATTTCTTGGATTAATTGTGGGCTATTTCTTCCTTCTCAATATATAGCTAAGAAAATAATTGCCCTGGGAATTTTCCGCATTTTCCAGGGCAATTACTCATATAGGGTTAGATATGTACGGGTGTTTTAGACCTATATCAAGTAGGGTATTATTGATATGTAGTATCGTCTTTTTGGTTAGGTTTGTGTCTACTTTTTTGTGCGCTAATTCTTTAGATTCGCGGCCATACTTGGAGCGCAGCGACCCCTAACTTATTACAATTTAGATCTATTTTACCACGATTCGCGGCCATACTTGGAGCGAAGCGACCCCTACTGTACCACACTTCTCGGAAATACCATGATTTTTTAGACATACCTAGGGTGACCCATAACTTTAAAACATATCTTGAAGATCCCATAACCTGAACATATATCTGGGGGCGACCCATAACCTTAAACATATCTTGAAGATCCCATAACTCCTCAGCCATACTTGGAGTATAGCGACTTTGAATCTTTTTGGATCTTTGAAAACATTTTTTAGAACTTGTATCATCTGGTGTCATCTGTGTAACATTATGAATGAGTTCTAAAAAACATCTTAATCTTTTATAAAACATTTTCTGAAAATAAACTTGGTATAAATATTTGTATTCTGCTAGGAAGTATCCATAACCTGTATACACATGGCCGGCCATACCTGGAGCGTAGCGACACCCAAACCTTACCAACTTCTCGGAACTTCTCGGCATCTCCTCCCAACTCCTCCCAACTCATCCCAACTCCTCCCAAACTCAATGTATACCACCACCTAACTCATTGAAAAGTAGGGTGTGCTACGCTAAGTGACTCATCCAATAATTTACTTAGCCTTTTTTATACCCAGCATCTCTGCAAACTTGGCTCCAGCCTCTTTAGCCTTGGCATCACCCACCTTTTTCTTAATTTCAGCCTTACGCTTCTCGGATTTGCTCTTGTATTTCTCACCCCCCGAAAGAGCTACAATCGCCCTGTTAAAAAGTGGCAGTAACATAATTATACCGATGACTATACCAATGTACATCAGGTTAGATTTAGCAGTTTTGTTAAGTTTCATTTATAGTATACTAGGAATTTAATTTTACTTACCCTTATTCACGGGTGAGGGACCAATTAATTGTTTGTCAACCAGTAAACCAACATCCTGACGTTCATCACGCACCTTCTTATTTCCCTTCTCATAACCCTCAAAAAGTTTAGAAATTTTGGGTAGGAGCATGAGGACAAGGATGATGACACCGATATACATCAGGTTCTGTTTCGCGGTTTTGTTAAGATTCATATATTACATACAATGAAAATAATCTCAGTTGATAATATATGGAACTCACATTTAAAGATACTCTTATGTTTTATCAAACATCCCTGCGTAATGTAGGATTATACACATCTATATCGTTAGGTTTACTTGGTGTATCTAGATTTTATCGTGGAAAGGGGGACTTTGTCTACAATACCGCGTTTATACTTCTCAGTATGGCCACACTCTTTTTAGCATTTTCAATCTTAAGGAATCTTATTCGTCATGTCACTGTATTCAGGGAAAGTTTAAATGACGAAAAACAAAAGGCTGCAGTCAATGAATGGTTAGGTATTAGCAACACACTTCAATACGTTGTGGGGTCTGTTTTCGTATTCTCAATTTACACCTTCTACAGGCAGTTCTAATTCCGCCTCTTCAGCCAAAATCGCACGTAAACGCTCAGTGATGTCCTCACCCTCAAACTCGTTGTTTGTGAGATCTGGATCTAGTACATCACCATGCGTAAGACAAAGAGGGCATGGTTCAGTTGGAATTTCACCAATCACATGATTGTGTTCGGGTTGGATTTTCTTGGGCTTAGCTTCCTTCTTCACTCGCTTCTTTTTTTCTTTTTTTTCGGTTGTCTGCTTCCCTTCAGCATGCATCTTACAAAACTTGGTTCCGGGACAGGCTTTGTTACGACACGGGATACCCTTCCCAGTTACACCTTCACATATAACCTTGGTTTTATCTTCTCCTTTGAGAGAGGCGATCTCTTTACGGAGATTCTGAAGAGTGCTCAGAATCTCGGTAAGAGTGTTGTCAGAGATGGTAATTTCGGACATTTACAAATTAGTTGGTCTTTTGATATATTTTCACTGTTGATACCTCCGACTTAGGTATTCATTTTACTTCTTCTTCTTACACGACTTCATAGAGGAACTAATATTCCAAATGACGGCAGTGTAAACTAATATGACTGTACCCCAAAAGATTTGTGATTTGTACTGCGAAACAAATCCACTGATACCCCCTCCGACCGCTGGTCTATTTCCGTTAAGGGGGCCTGGTTGCGCTGCTGTGGCGTATGGCTCCATGATATATACTATACCCACATTTTATTGGCGGGTTCCCTCAACCTTCGGTTTTTTGTTAGTGAGAGCCGGATCAAAAGAGGTTTTACTGAGGTTGGGACCCTTTTTCTTCTCCATACCGGCTGGTACACAACCAGCAGGACATTTCCCCGCCGGTTTAACTTTGGAGCCCTTCTTGTCTTTCTTAGGTTTCTTCTTGTCCTTCTTAGACTTCTTCTTGGCCTCAACCTTACCGTGATCATACCAACTGTACTTTCCCCTGGTAGACACCGCAGCAAAAACAACTAAAATGACGAAACCGATACTGTATAATATCTGAGTTCGGTACTCGGTAAAAAATGAATTGTTACCATTGACATTAGGCCTGTTTCCATTTAAAGGACTGGGCTCTGATGCTGTAGCGTATGGCTGCATTTATAATAGGTCTATATTTTTTATCAAAGGGGTGGTTGATAAAAATGTGGTTATGTATATGTGATATTTTTAAATTTACGCCTCATCATCAGACTCGGAGTCAGACTCGGAGTCGGAGTCACCCATGGGGAGGGGTTCACCATCCATACCCTCCTCCTCCTCGTCATCGGAATCCTCTTCCTCACCCTCAAGCATCTCAACGAACTTAAGCTGGCCTGAAAAGTAGAATACGAGAGTAGCGATAGCAGCACCAAGGGCGATGAACATGATCATCTTCTGGGTATCGTTCTTCATTGTTATTATAGTACTTGACAACATTTTTTTTTCGTGGATTATATTAAATGAACCGCCCAATTTGTAACGTCGCACTGGAATCTATCATCATAGGATTGATGACTGTAACAATCTTTTATGCATTAAAAAACATTGACAGGCTAGACGTCTTCTGGAGACTATTCTTTACCGGTGTACTCATACATGTTGGATTCGAGTATACTGGGGGAAATCGGTGGTGGTGTGAACAAACTTATAAACTGTAAGTTTATTGTCCGTGCATCATATTATATGATAAATATGACTGACGATCCCTATATTCCATAATATCATCCTCTAAATCCCTCTTCAACTCCCTCGCATCATGAGTCAACCTGCTGATGCGATTGTTTTGTCTCATTCTGTAATTATTGTACAGTGTTCTCTCATATCTCTTACTAGTACACTCCTTTCTTTCATCTTCTGAACCCCATATTGTGTTGGCATTAAGATTGTCAAATGTCCAATCACCACCACCAACACATTCCCGATCACCGTCACAGTATTCCATTATAGCATCTTCCCTGATCTTTTTAGTAATGTTTCCGATAGGTTTTAAAGCTCTCAAACTCCTATCGGCAATTTTAACGTCGTCCATCAAACGTTTAATAATACTCTCATTTTGGCGGTACTCACGAGACTCAATTTCCAAACTAGTCAATAACCGTTCAACACCCGAACCAACACTCGGTTCGTATTCTTCGTCAGTACTTTCGTCGTAATTGGGAAGACGATAAACCGCCATACCCGGTTGAACAACCTGAAAGGGGACGTTAACCGGAATACTTCGCCTGTCAACAGTAGGGGGATCCTCGTTTTTAGGTAGATTCTCGTGGACCTTTTTTAAATTATCAGCCATTTCCAGATACGTACCCTCGGGGATCATACTGGAAATGTCATCAAGACTTTGCATAATACTTTTAAGATTATCCATGATGTAAAAAGTTAATTTTCTTATTTTATAATTCACACTTAGGTTTTAAGCTCTATAATTCATCTAGTTTATCGTCAGCTTCCTCTAACTTTTCCAGACGTCTTTCAATTGCGTTACGATATTTCTCTCTGAATGTATTCTCTATCTGCATATATGTCTTAGCCATACTCATAACATCCTCATTGGTAAGATGTAGACGTTCAAGTGTATCTTCCCATGTACTATCACGATCTACCCCTTCAGAATCACGTACAGTGTAGTTTATGTAATCGTCTGGATCCAAGTTATTAGATAAAGCAGTAATGTCTAACACTCGTCTCCTGAATGTACTTAGTTCTTCTCTTTAGAATGGGGGTACCTTCTAGTTCTTTACGTAAATAATCCATTTGACCAGTTATATAATCAGAATCCAATCCTATTCCTTGATCCATGTAATAGTTTCGGAAGTAATCGTAAACTTCCCTCGTAGGACCAAGTGGTTGTATAGAAAAATTATCATAATCAAAGAAAAACTCTGGATCAGCACGCTTACTGTAAGCCCTTTTCAAACGGTTACATATGTCTAAATAATCTCCTTCTGATAGTTTATCTGAATTTTTGTCAATTAGTTGCATGACTTCTAATAGTTCATCCATACTTATATAATCGTAAATCTTTTTGTCTAAGTCACTTAAAAAATTCTTCTGTAATGACAGAATGTACAAAACCTCTTACGATAAGAGTGATTGTCAAACTGGTATTGTACACATTGGATATGGGGCTTTCCACAGAGCACACCAGGCCGCCTATATAGATGACTATATGGAGAAAACTGGTGATCTCCGTTGGGGTATCGTAGCCGTCAATCTCCGAAATGAAGGCTTTCGGGAAATTGATGATTATGTTGTAAAAACTCCATCCTCTTATCGTCTAGTTAGGTCGCACCTAGACTACATAGATTGGACTAAGAATAGGACAGTAGCAAAACATATGCTCGTCTTATCAAGTGTAAAACTTATAACAATAACCGTCACAGAAAGCGGCTACGCACCGGGGTCTCCCCTATTTGAATACCTTGCGTGTGGTCTCAGAAACAGAAGCTCACCGATTACCATCTTGTGTTGTGACAACATTCGCCAAAATGGACGCGCTCTCGAAGCACAGTTCTTAGCGTATTTGTATCAGACTAATCAGAATGAACTCGCTGATTGGGTGAGAGAAAATGTTTCATTTCCATCGTGTATGGTTGATAGAATTACTCCACGCGTACATGACCCCTTACGTTTTGAAATTGAAGAACTTTTTCCAAGTTATGGAAAAACGGCCATACAAACCGAAGAATTTACCCAATGGGTCATAGAAGATGATTTTGCAGCAGAATTCCCAGATCTAACTAAAGTTGGTGTTACTATAACAAAAGATCTTGAACCGTATGAAGAAACCAAAATCCGAATCCTCAATGGTGGGCACACCTCTCTAGCCTACCTAGGAGTTCTGTCAGGATACAGTACATTTGACGAAGTTATGAGTGACAAAGCACATCTGAAACATTTTAAACTACTTCAAAGTGAAGAGATTGTTCCCTCAATTGAAATGGATCTCCCCTTTGACATAGATGAGTACGTTGAAACAATAGAAGAACGGTTATCCGCAGCATATAATAACGATCATTTAGAACGAATTTGTATGGATGGTTTCACGAAGTTTCATACATTTATCGTTCCTTCACTACGAGTTTGTCTAGAACAACGTAAACGACCTATACATATATACAGAAGTATCGGTGCGTGGTATATATACGCTCGGAAGTTTGCGAGAGGATGTATCCGAATTAAATACACCGAACCAAATTGGTTACTTCTCGAACCCTTACTGCGAGACGGAGCTGTTGATGCATTTGTTTCTAACGAACGTCTTTGGGGTGAGTTACCAAAGAAATACAGAACATTCTCAAGAGATCTAAAATCGGTTCTAATCTCACATACATACGAGAAGGAAATTGACCTACTCGGCGAGGATTAAAACATGTGCGTAAAATAAGAATGCCAAAAGCCCCCCCGACATTCAACGCGATATCTCTTGAAAACGCTGATAAGAGATACAACGAAGAACCAGGTCTTTTAATTGATCCAAGTTGTTTACCTAGTAAAACCATCAAAGTTTACAATAGAAGCAAATACCACATCAAAATTGAAATAAAACACGTTCCCAAGCCTTCATTCATAAAATCACTTATATGTGGTTTCAGGGGAGCTAACTTCCAAGTTGATCGTGAAAAGAATGAAATGTACATAGTACAGAGATTCTTTTTACCACCAGTGGATGACCCAATGGATGCGATTATGAAACCAATTCGTATAATGGGTGGAAGTTACATCATGACTTCGTGGATGAATGGAATTAGGCGAGACGACTCTAGATTATTAAAGTTAAACGAATATCCTGTATTTCAAAATAGACACTACAAAGAAATTGAGGGACAAGAAATAGAACTAGAACACCACTGGGGGAAACAAGAAAGTTCTTCTTGGTTCTAGGTAATCTACTCAGCGAAGGTCATCCGAACGGCCTCAAGGAAACGAAGCGCGCGTACTCGGCCTCGGATCCGAAGTGGACCTCTTCCTCTTCTTTTTTTTCCTTCTTGAGACGGATGGTCTCGAGCCTCTTCTTTGTAGCTTCCACCTTATCAAGTTGCTGTTGGATCTCCGCGAGGGTCATGTTATCCTCGAGCTGTTCCTTAAGCTCCGCGAGGGTGATGTCGTCCTCGTCCTCGTCCTCCTCGTCATCTTCACATGCTTGGCAATGAGCGTCAAACATGTGACAGGTGTGTTCTCCGTTTTTGACCATCTCTTGGATGTCAGGGTCATGCATGATGTCATCATCATCCTCGTCAGAGTCGGTCTCGGGGGGAGGGATAACCTGAAAGTTGAGTTTAGCGTTGGGGAGCAGGGTCGTGAGACGATCCAAAGTTTTCATAGCGGAACGGGATCCGATGAGCTTGCCGCCGAGAGCTTGGATTTCAAAGTTCATTGTTGTTTGTTGTTTGTTAGTTGAAAATTACAAGGTTTTGAGTTGACTTAGGTTCTTAAACCGACTTGATGTAAGAAGCTAGAGAATACATGATAGGTGGAACAGAAAAAGAACCCATCGATGTCATGAAAGCTGAACTCGCATCTTCAGGTGTTTTAATCTTTCCATGAATAACTTTGGAAATGGAAGTCTCCATCACCTTATCAACCGTAGTATCAATAGGTTTAATGATCATAGGAATAGCCATAAGCCCAAAGAGTGTAGCCAATACATGTGCAAATTGCTCATTTTCCGTAAGTTTAGTAGCTAACATAGTATCGGACATGTTCACAACCACACGAATAATAGACCCCGGCCAAAAGACCGATGCGAGCATCTGCCAAGTCATAGTTTCAGCAGACACTTTGAGTGCATCTTGAATCTTATTTTCTTCATCGGCAGTTTCGTATGCCTTTTGACCCTTGTCAATTGTATCAAACATGACATACGACGCAGCGACACAGTACGATGCGGGAACACCCCATTCAGGAATAAACGCTGTAAAAGCCTCACCAACTTCGTTTGCGTATCCCATGTATCGAAGAGATGTATCGCGGTAAGGATCCACGGCGGTTACGCATGTTTTTAGAGTTTTCTTGAAACGATTTACATGTTTTGGTACAGTGATGGTAGGACGAATAGCCAGCATTTGGATACTAAATGGTATTAAACTTTATATTCATTATCACCTAAACCAATATCCATTCGCCGGTGATGATGAGGGTACGTTGGTGGCACTATTTGTTCTAGAAAGGGCTGGTCTGATTGTATCGGGGATGATAGAGTAAAGTTTCTTTAACTCGTTGCAAAGGGCTAGGTAGACGTTCTCGGGGATTTTATCAGATATACTGTCTATGATTTGCATTACATTTTGAAGTACATTCATCACTATATTACATGGCTATTTTTCTAAGGTTTCGCAATTTGTAAGGCGATCTTGAGACAATGTGTTTGTGGGTTCCAATTGGTTTCCCCGATGTCAATCATCTTCGCCGGCAGACCAATATACGTCTTATACTTCCCCGCCACACGAATTTCAAGTCTAGAACCAAGATTCGCGTATGTACAGGTGTCGCGTCCGCCTTGTCGAGAAAACTCGGCTTCTGGTAGATCAACTTCAAAGTGGACTCTACCTCCATTAGCGCGGCTCCAGTACGCGTAATTTGAACGAAAGGCAGTTTTTCTCTCTATACCCGCTTCGGTCGGTGTTTGTCCATTCCGATATGCTGAATCAAGTGCGTGATGGTCAGCCTCATGGTAGCGGCAGCTACGCCTATCATGACCCACTTGGTGGCATCGACCACAGCGACGTTGACCCGAAGATCGCTGAAGAGCAACTGAGGTGGGTTGGCAAGTGTGGAGATTCTTGAGATGATCACAGAACTGGAGGTAGAGACCTTCGGGGATTTTATCCGAGGCCTCGTCCAGCTGTGTCATCATCGTGCGTAAAATGTCTTGTTGGGTAGCCATGTTTTTAGATGAAATTTACAAATATTCTTACAAACTTAGGTGCTAAATTCTTTAACGGCGTCGCATGACCCGCGCCTCAAACCCGTTGTCCACCATTCGTCCATTCTCACCCATCCAAAACTCACATGACGTGGACACCCAGTAATCGCGACCATAGACAGGAGCATCAAGTTGCTCCAACTCCTTCTCCGTATCCACACAAAACATCTCAAACCCGGTCATCTTTGCCTTCGACTCAACCACCTTTAACATAGCGTTGTTGAAGTACTCAGTCATTTTCCTTTGACATTCTTCCTTGTAGTCATCGTAAATCTTCTTCTCAAAGGCGGGAAGCTTTTGGAGTGTTTTGAGTGAAAGTTCATCATAGTAGACTGGTGCCCAGCCAAGGCGGTTCGCCAAGGCTACCTTCTCCTCCTCGGTTGCAATTTCCACCACAATTGTCCGAAGACCGTTTTCCACCAGATTTTTCCAGGTCCAGCCGCTTGTCGGCACGGCGGCGGTGCTTAGGTGACCAACGAGTTCCCCAGCCTCACCACCGGAAGCCCAACGAGTGTTCTTTTCACACCACAGCTTGATAGCCTGAGTCTTTCGAAACGCAGTCATACGATTGATTGGGGTCCAAGTACGCCTCGCTTCCTTTTCGCACTTCATGAGAACCTTGTACTCCTCGTGCATCTTCTTCACAACATCCAGAAGCTTGTCTCTGAGAAGTGCAATATCAGAGAGACGTGTTCGATCGAGATTGGGGGAGAAGTCACTGTCCGAGTCATCATCACTATCAAGTTCCGAATCATCGTCACTGTAGTAGAAGGTGTCATCATGGATGCTCTTATTGCCGTTCATGTGGTCATGAACGCGTTTCATTTGGTCGGCCATCTTCAGATACATCCCATCGGGGATCTGACTGGCGATTTCGTCAATGCATGCCATGAGGTTACGTAAGTCTTCCATGTTTTTTATTGAAAAATATAAATTCTAGGCTTCACTTAGGTATGGAACATCTAAGAAACATCATGGAGATCATGGAAAATGATGAAATGTTTCCAACAAAAACAGAATGGGCGTACGTGGAGATATCGAACGAACTCAAACATTTACATATGAAATTAAAAGAGCTAACAGGACAGTTAGAAACTACAGCTACAGTTGATCCCTCAGCACCACCACGAGTGATTCGTGATGCTTGGCGAGACCTCAATAGTTTACGTGTGAGACCTCGTCGTTAGTCTATATCCATCATAGAAACTTCAGCAACTGAGGTACCATCCTCTACGTGTTGATGCATTCCCTGTCTTGGTGGAGGATAATATGCACCTGGTTCTACCGGGCTCATAGTATCGGTCGCCGCCCAATTCTCATGTAAATCCTGTAGAAACTGATTCAATCCAGGATACATAATCTCTTCCTCAAGATCTCTCCACCGTTGTTGAAGTTGTTCGCGTGATTGCTGAGCAGCCGTATCAGGATCGGATGGTAATGAATCCTCAATCCATTCGGGTGGTTGCCCATCAGTCATGGGTGCGTACATGAGTGGTTGATTTTGGTCGAGAAGAAATGAAGGTGGTTTCACTTGTCGTCGTAACTCTTGAATTGTGTCGCATAACTCCAGATAGTCCCCCTCAGGGATCTTATCCGAGTTTTTATCAATGAGGTCTATTATTTTATGAAAAAGATCCATCTTAATATGGATTTACTACCGCATCACTTAGGTTTCTAAAAGATGAAGACGCCCTTTTTATTTCCTTCTCCAAAGCCTCGAATTCACAAACGAGATCTGTGATATCCATATTCATATACATAGATTCTCGGATCTTTCCAACCAATGCCACAACTCTCACATACTTACTGTCAATGTGGTCCGTCAACTTAATTGAGGATAATAGATTTTTACATTTCGTAAGGAGAATTTCCAAGTTTTGTCTTCTTTCGTACAGAGTTGGTGTGTGTATCTCAATGTAGCGCTTCTCACCACATTCATTTATAGCTTCTATGACTTCACCATTAATTAACCTTTCAGTTAGACCTTCTGGTTGTTGAAGAGGTTTCGGGGCAACGAAGTTGACAATCGATCGTAAGAAACCGAACGGCATTTCTTGGGGGTAGGTGGGGGGTCAATCGGTGTAGTACAGTAAAGAACTTCTTCCCAAATCTTCCGTTGAACGTCTGGGCACAGGGGGGATGTAGCTTGGATAAAGGCGATTCTAAGTTCGTCTGTAGCCAAACCGGGGATACCGAGCGGTACACTGGAACGAACAAATAGATCGTTGATAGGAATTGTGTATTCACTCATTGTTAGTTTTTTATACTTTTTTATTCTGACTTAGGTGTTTCATCACATTCATCATCACTTGGGTACAGACAATTGTTCTTCCAATCTTCGCGATCATAGGCTATTTTCTGAAGTTCAATATCAAGCCACACGCGATAAGGTGCATCCCAAACGGCGCTCTTGACCCATTTAAGAACATTAGTAGTATAATCGGGACCCATGGAAATCATTGTCTTGCAGATAGCGTGAATCCAGTTGGAGGAAATCATTTATTAACTTTAGTATCCATTTTTTTATACTCGTTAAAAACTCGAATCGTATCAATAAATGTCACCCCAGCAAGGGTACCTGTAAATATCACAGCTTTTACACCGAGTGACAAAGCCATACTTGTTCCTCTGAAAAAAAAAGTGTCTTTTTTTTTGTGGTATAACATTAGATATGGGATTAGAAGATATACCCAAAAAGGTTCAGTATGTCGTATTGGATTCTCGTTTTGTAAACGGAACCAATAATGTATTTTCACTTGATCTAACCCTAAAATCAAACACTCATGTTGAAGATATGTCTAGGGTCATCGGTGTCAAAATGGTTGATTTCTACATCACACAAATTGGTGCAAATGACGCCAACCTGAATACCGATGTGGCTAAATATGTTGATGTCATATGTCCAGATATACCCAAGGTTGCGCAAATGTTAGATGAAAGGAATGGACAGATCCTAGCCCGTGTACCCCTGGAGAGACATTTCGTGGGTAGTGATGGAATATTAATGCGAGATAAACAATGGAAAACCTTTAATCCACCGACAAGGTACTTTAATCCAATATCTATAAAAAAGTTAGATTTCAAACTATTTGAACAACAAGATGACGGTGATTATTTACCTCTTAAATCAAATGCGCAGTGGTCAATGACACTTGAGATTACAACCGTAAATGTCAAAGAAAAGCCTGTAAACAAAGAAGTTCAGATCCTTGAGATGTTGGGTAAGTTATTACAAAAACTTGAAACACTCAATCAAAATGTTCAAAAGTTACCAGATAAACCTCCAGACGAAAACCCTAAAAAATATTCGTTTGGTTTACTAGTAGCAATCCTAGTAGCATTGTTCGGGGGATTTTTGTGGTGGGTGAATAAAAGTTCTGCGTAAAAAGTATGGGAGGTAAAAAGGGTCGAAACAATTTAAAATTTTCACTCTCATCATCATACGACGAACATGACTATTACTTTGAAGAAGAGATGGAGGGAATTGAACATCCAACTATAACACCAAAAAATGAAAATCAAAAACACTATAATAGGGTGTTATATAGTATTAGTAAACCCATGGTATTCGCAATCGGTCCAGCTGGAACAGGTAAAACAATGTTAGCGTGCTACGCCGCAATTGCTGGATACAATGATAAAACATACAAGAAAATCGTATTAACTCGCCCCGTTGTATCAGTAGAAGAAGACATAGGATATCTACCTGGAACCTTAGAAGAAAAGATGGATCCTTGGACCAGACCCATTATGGATGTATTTAGTGAATTTTACAATCAAAGTGATATCCAATATATGATCAAAGAGAAAATCATAGAGATATGTCCTTTGGCATACATGCGTGGGAGAACCTTTAAGAATGCATTTGTGATCGCTGATGAAATGCAGAATAGTACTCCAAATCAAATGAAAATGCTCCTCACTCGTATAGGTGAAGGTAGTAAAATGGTGATAACGGGTGATCCCAAACAACATGACAGAAAATACGAGGACAATGGTCTCAAAGACATTTGGTCGCGGTTAGAAGGAAAACATAACAAACGCATCGAGTGTATAACTTTTGATTTCGCGGACATTGAAAGAAGTCCCATCGTGCGGGATATTCTCGAAATTTATGGTGACAAGTAATATTAATATACAGATGACAACCGGGTTAGGAGTCGGTACAATCATGTCTATATTAGCATTATGTTCGGGGACACCTCTCGAACCTCTACCACTTTTGTATATTATGGCTTCTGCACGATGGGCGTATGGTGCAGATAGATACCTAGATGGAAAGACTGAAGATACACCAGAATCTATAACAGCCGCTCTATTGACTGCGAATCTAATTTTATGGTACACAGATCAATCCAAGTATATTGCACCAGAAATCCTATGTATTCTCGTGTATCCTTCATTTAAACAGAATTTACCCCTTCTTAAACCATTCTACGTTGGAACATTTTGGGCGGGAGCTATCAGTGTTGTACCGCATCTCATAGCTCACACAGATGTTATTGAAAATGAAACGATTGCGATGGGTCTTCTCGCATCGAGTGTATCAAATATGGCGGATATTGAAGATGTAGAAGATGACATTAAAAATGGAATTTATACAATTCCAAGTCGTATAGGTATTTTACCAACAAAAGCATTATCGGCTGGTTTATTTTTGGGTTCCATGTATAAAAGTGGGATCGTTTCGATACCAAACGCATTACCTAGTAAACATATGTGTAGACCAAGATTCTTTTCTTCTCCTTTACCCGTTTTTAGAAAATTCCCATTTTAATTTGACAGGTTTTCGTATGCGTCATCTCCATATAGATCATCCAGAATCTGAAGTATATTTTCAGAATCCTTGAAAGCTGACTGAGCTGCGCGAAGATTCCAACTCGCAATCATTCTCAATTTCTTATTCGCCTTTTTATACCTATCAACATCACGTTCCAACTTCTCAATTTTCAAAGTGTCATCTGTGGGTTCTTTAGGACTCATTGCAAAATTCTGGCGATGAACCGTGCGACCCGAATGTTGACGCCAGTGTCTCCCACCTCTAGTCGACTTACTTTCATCATTCTTCTTAATCGTATTATAAATGTGTGTTGGTGCACGAGCGAGAGCGAACATGTATTTATAATAGGGGTATTAACTTTAATTAACTTGTATACTTAGGCATCGATCTTCTTCGCAGCGGGCTTAGCAGCGGGCTTCTTGGCGGGAGTCTTAGCAGCGGGAGCCTTAGCAGCAGGGGCCTTAGCAGCGGGAGCAGCAGGACCAGCGGGACCGGCGGGGCCAGCGGGGCCAGTAGCACCCTTAGAACCAGCGGGGCCTGGGGGACCATGAGGACCGGTGGGGCCTGGAGGACCCTGGGGACCAACTCCACCGGCACCACCCGAACCGGCGCCACCATCAACCATCTTTAAGAGTAGATTGAAAAGACGGGTCTTATCAATACGGACACTTTGCATTTCCTGTTCAATTTCTTGGCGAAGTGAAGACATTTTACTATATATAAAAGAAAGATTATCTTTAAACCTAGATGATTGTAGTGGGTCCACATGCAAAAACAGGTATTGGTCAACATGCCATGAAATATGTAAAACTGTTCTTACCAAATGGTGAATATTACCAATTGGGTCAAAAACTTCCCGAGACAGAAAATGGCCTGATATTTGTAATTCCTACTCCTGATCAGATTGAGTACATCAAGTATGCGAAAACACGAGTAAAAAATCTAGCTTGTATGACAGTCTGTGAAACTGAAACTGTACACGAAGACTATGGTCTAATTATGAAAGAATTTAAGCGTGTAGCTGTACCAAGTGAATTCTGTAAACGGGTTCTCTCTCGACAGTTTCCTGATAATGAATTTTACGTTATACACGCACACATTCCTGAACCAAAGGAAAAGCCATACATCTTCTACCACATTGGAAATATTATGGATCCTAGAAAGAAGTTCAAAGACATTCTTCAGGCTTTTGTGCGACTGAATGAACCAAATACACGTCTCGTAGTCAAAGCCACGAGTAATCAAGCTGTACATATCCCATTCCCAAGAGTTGAAGTTACAAATGATATGTTAACGGATGAAGAAATGGATAATCTTCATAACAAATGTGATTGCTACGTGAACTTTTCACACTCAGAGGGTGTTGGTATGGGTGCGGTTGAGGCTGCGATGCGAGATAAACCGGTGATTATAACAAATTACGGTGGAGCATCAGAATATATCAAAACACCTTATACAATTGACTGTGGACTTCAAGAATTGGAGAGGGACGATTTTCTCTTCAAAAAAGGTATGGTTTGGGGTGAACCAAACTTTGACCAACTCTTGGAGTTCATGAGACATGCGTATGATAATCGTGTTAGAGAGATGGATCACACTCATACACGAAATTTAGTTGGACGGAAGAACGTCTTGGAGGAGTTTGTTATCAACGTAATTGGTGGTGAGAACAATAAGACCAATGAGGATGGTACCGTTCATGATTGAATCTTTTTGTGCAATCAGATACATCACAAGATCATCAATAAAACCTATACCAGTTGGCTTTGTCATTAGACGAGGCACGAGAACGCTTATAATGAGATAGAGAGACATTGATATTATTACAGGTCTGAGACTTTCCTGATCCAACATGATCTTTATATTAACTACCTATTTTAATTTTTCTACCAATACCACTACCCTTGTCAATTCTGTGTTTTTTACAGAAACCCCCACACACAGCTTTGAATGAACAAGGTTTTCCCGCCATTGTCGTAGCTTGACAAAGTTTAACTTGGTTGCGTTGTTCGTTTACAACTGTCGGAGCCTTGTCCAAAATGATGATTTGCCTACTATCCTTCTTCTTCTCATGATTCTTGTAGGACATTTTCATTTTCCAAGTAGCATCTGCCAAACTTTCACATTTTTCATTTGCCTCATCAATGCGATACATTTTCATCGCATCCTTGAGACATTGGTTCCAAAGGTCATTTCGTACAATCTCCATATTTGTAGATTAAGTTGATTTTTCAAATCATCAAGTTTTACTTAGGTACTCATTGGGATTCACCACCAATTTCTGAAAGATACATATCTACACGACCAGCAAAGTCTGGGAATTTTTCAGTCGTCTGTTTAGTCACCATATCTTGTACATTTGTAACGTGTTCCACAAACTTCTTAACATCTATACCCGTGGCATTGTGGATTTGTGAATCAGAAGCAATATCCTTGAGTGCGTAGAGATAAGCCACGGCGTAATTCGCGTGAAGAATGGCAATAGCTGGAGACTTGTCCTGTTGTGCGGCAGTAGCGTAGCGGGCAGATTGTCTTACCAATTTTTTGATGGAATGTGTCAGCCCTCTCGACTTATTTTGCATCACCAGTACGAGAACAAATATGGCGATTACGAAGAACGTGTACATGTCTTCTTAAGGTAACTAAAGAAAAATTATCATTATAATTTATGGCAGTAGATCAAGATCTACTCATAGTGATGAATACAATTGATGAGACTAGGGATCACATGTCAGAGGGGAAATATCTCAAAACATGTGATTCATTAAAACGAATTCATAAAAAACTACAAAGACCTTCTTTACCACATCTAAATGAAATACGGATACCAATCACCAAACAGATACTATTTTTATTCACGGGAACTATATCTGTTTTGAAACTTCTTGAATCTGTTAAAAAGAAGATCACGGCTTAGTAGTCTTTTTACCACGCCTAACTTTTAAGATAAGTTTGGGTGGATACTTCTTAATGTTTTTGAGTTTGAATACCTTGCGTGTCAGAGGACTGGGTCTTTCGGCATTTAGGCCCATCTTATCCGAAAACGCCAAGTAATTCTTCAAACCATCCCTATCATAAACATGAAGAATCTTACCATTCTTAGCCACGTTCGTTTTGAGATAAGCTCTCTTGGATGGCTTTATATTGGTTTTGTTACCCGGGGACATTTCACGATTTAACCACGTGGCAACATTCTTGTTTTTTGGGCTATTTTTGGTTTTATTATTGTTATTTTTACCGTTATTATTCAACATGTTTAGATACTTTCTTTTCATATTTTTCAGCTCTTGTTCAGCTTTTTTTAGTTGAGCACGATTGTTATTATTCGTCATCTGATATAAGCTGAGATTTTTTACCTAAGTTAGAGTTTTGAGTTGTAATAAAATCAAGAAAGTATGGAGAGCGTCCAAAAGCTCACCCACATTGAACATGTTTTAAAGCGACCAGACTCCTATGTCGGGCCAGTAGACCTGAGTACCGAGGCGTATTGGATTCTCAATGGTAACAAATCAAAATTTGAGAAGAAGAACCTCAAGTATTCCCCAGCTCTCTTGAAGATCTTTGATGAGATCCTCGTTAACGCAATTGATCGCAACTCTACACACCCCAAGAATGTTTCATCCATCGCCGTCTCTATAGACAAAGAGACTGGTGCTGTGACTATTGAAAACAATGGACCTCTCGGTGGTATCAGTGTTCGCATGCACGAGAAGGAAGGTATCTGGAATCCTGAATTGGTCTTTGGGCATCTCCTAACAAGTACAAACTACGACGACTCTCAAAAGAGAATTGTCGGGGGGCGCAATGGATATGGAGCCAAGTTGACGAATATTTACTCATCAGAATTTTCAATTGTCATTAAGGATCATGAGACAAAGCAAACTTACTCACAGAAATGGTCTAACAATATGACCGTCTGTGAACCACCAAAAATCAAAAAACATTCGGGTGCCACATCATCCGTGGCCGTAACGTTCACACCAGATTGGAGGCGTTTTAAGATGTCTAAGATGGATAACACAATCTACAAGATTTTCCAAAAGAGAGTCTGGGATGCCAATATCTGTACAACCCCAAACTGTAAAGTAAAGTTCAATGACGAGGTTCTCCCAAAACAGAACTTTGAGGCTTACGCAAAAATGCACACTGGTGTAGATAATGTACACTGTGTTACAACCGACCGATGGTCAGTATGTATTGGTCCATCCGAGGATGGTATGCAACAGGTGTCGTTCGTAAACGGTATCTGTACCAGTAAAGGTGGAACCCACGTTGATCACGCAGCTTCTCTAGTGGCTGCGGGGATTATTGAAGATATGGCTAAGAAGATCAAACTCAGACCTCAACAGGTTAAGAACACGTTCGCAATCTTTGTGAAAGCAATCCTTGAGAACCCAACCTTCTCGAGCCAGGTTAAGTCTGAGTGTACCCTAAAAGCACAAGACTTTGGCTCTAAATTTGATATGCCCAAAACATTCGTCAAGAATGCTCTCAAGACTGGTATTTCCGATGAACTCACGGCTCTCTCAAAATTCAAGGAAATGAAGGAGTTGGCCAAAACTGATGGTGGAGCTCGTAAGAGTAAGATTACTGGTATTCCCAAGCTTGATGACGCAAACAAAGCTGGTACAGCTCAGTCTTCTAGGTGTACACTCATCGTTACAGAGGGTGACTCGGCAAAGACTCTAGCTGTCGCTGGTCTCTCCGTTGTTGGTAGAGACCACTACGGCGTCTTCCCACTTCGGGGAAAGTGTAAGAATGTCCGAGATGCATCTGTTGCGCAGTTGACTGGAAATCAGGAGTTCAATGATCTCAAGAAAATCTTGGGTCTCCAACAAGGAAAAGACTACAAAGATGTGTCCGAGCTTCGCTATGGTCGTCTCATGATCATGACTGACGCGGATAACGATGGTTCTCACATCAAGGGTTTAATTCTCAATATGATTGACTACTTTTGGCCGAGTCTACTCAAGTTGGGATTCGTTGTTTCAATGGTTACACCCATCATCAAGGCTTCTAGGGGTAATCAAAGTAAATCCTTCTATACAGACTCTGCGTTTCGTGCGTGGTATGGAAATGGTCAATCTGGTTGGCGTATCAAGTACTACAAGGGTTTGGGTACCTCAACTTCTGCTGAGGCTAGGGAGTACTTCAAAAAGATTGAAGACCTTACCGTCAAGTTTAATACAGATGTAATGTCTGATAAATCTATCACCTTGGCATTTGACAAGAAGAAGGCTGATGACCGTAAGACGTGGCTTCTAGAGAGTACCGCCAAAGAAGCCAATGAACTTGAAGTACCTTATGGGAAAGTAAAACAACTGGCTATCACAGACTTTGTTCACAAGGATCTAGTGAATTTCTCACTCGCAGACCTCAAGCGTTCTATTGCCCACGTTTGCGATGGACTCAAACCTTCACAGCGTAAGGTGATGTATTCTTGCTTTCAAAGGAACTTGACTGCGGAGATGAAAGTAGCTCAATTGGCTGCATATGTGGCCGAAAAGTCTGCTTACCATCACGGTGAAGTAAGTCTGGCCGACACTATTGTGAAGTTAGCCAATGACTATACAGGCTCCAACAATATGAATCTCCTAGAGCCTTGTGGGCAGTTTGGAACACGGCTTATGGGTGGGAAAGATGCCAGCCAGACACGCTATATCTTCACGAGATTGACACCTGAAGCGAGGAATGTATTTGATCCCCGAGATGACGCGATTCTCACCTACCTAGACGATGATGGTCGCTCCATTGAACCCGAGTTCTACATGCCTACTTTACCCATGATTTTGGTAAATGGAAGTGAGGGTATTGGCACCGGTTTCAGCTGCTATGTACCTCCATTTAACCCCAAAGATATTCGGAACAATATCCTCAACTTCCTTGATGGTAATCCTATCAAAAGAATGAAGCCTTGGTTCAGAGGTTTCAAGGGAACGGTGTTTGAACAAGATGATGATTCGTGGATGACCCAAGGAGTGTGGACCTCCATTGGAAGAACAGTTAAGGTGACTGAACTCCCACCGGGACGCTGGACCCAAGATTACAAAGAACATCTGGATACCCTCGTTGAAAAGAAAATCATTAGTGGTTTCACAAATAACAGTACAACTGAGAATGTGGATTTCCTCATCCAAGACTACAATGGCAAAGATGCCGTTAAGGATCTCAAGCTTCAAAAGACTTTCCGAACATCAAACATGCACCTGTTCCACCCTACCCGAGGTATCCACAAGTATGAAACTCCGGAGATGATTCTGAAAGACTTCATAACCCTTCGTCGTGAATATTATGACAAGAGGAAAGAGTATCTAATCAAGGTTCTTGAGGCTAAATCTAAGATGTGTGACTACAAGTCTCGTTTTGTGTCTATGGTTATCAACGGAGATATTGTGGTCTTCCGTCGCAAAAAACAGGATCTTGAGAACCAATTGTCTGGTCTATTCCCGGAAGTAAATGGGAGTTATGACTACCTTCTAAACATCAAGACAGTTCAGTACACAGATGAGAGTGTCAGAGAGCTTTTGGCGCAGTCCAAACAGGCAAAGAAGGAACTCGAGGTTATGAAGTCTACTTCTCCTATGACAATGTGGAAAGATGATATTAAAAATATGTAGACAATAGATAAGTATGGGTGAAGCGGCAAAAATTTCACTTAAAGCTATTGGAAAGCAAGACACGTACTTGCTTTGCAAAGATCCAGCGGAGTCGTTCTTCAACCCGAATACTACAAGAAGGCATTCTGACTTTCGGAAATATCACAGGAGTAAGAATGTAATCAATCCGGGGCAGATCCCCAATTGGCCTTTTGGACAAACCATCAAGGTTCAGTTTAATCCCCAAAATATGGGTGACTTGCTTAGTAATATGTGGTTGAGTATAAAAATGCCTAAGATCACAAATGGAAACTACGCGGATCAATTGGGAAGGCATATTCTCAAAAGTGTATCTATGTTCGTAGATGATACAGAGATGGAAAAGATAGAAAGTGATTGGGGAATTATATACGATGAACTTTATTTAGAAATGTCTGAAAAAGTAGCAAATAGATTTCTTGTAAACAGAAGTATTGGTTTTGATGACTCTACTACAACAGACTCTGTCTCAAGACTTGAGACAGATCTAATGATACCTACGCAGTTCTTCTTTGCTCGTAAATACGCGAGTGATGAGTACACAACTAATAAACCAAATAGACCCTACTTCCCTACATGTGCCGTACATAAACAGAAAATTGAGTTTGTACTAGAGTTTCATAATCAATCTTTCTTCACGGACACATTAGATACCCTCATTCTAGATGATTTCAGACTTATTACCGAAGAAATTACAGTGAGTCCCGAAGAGAGGAATTATCTCAGTCACGATAGACAAGTTGTTGTAACTGATCTAGTTCGTAAACATCCAACGACTGTGAGTGAACTTGGTAAAAATATGATTCGTACAAACCTAGTCCCCAACATTCCTGTGAAATGCCTTCATTGGTTCTTGCGAAACACTAAGTTTGAAAATTTGAATGAAAGTGTCGCCCTCGAACCTAAACAGATAGGTGCTAATATTATTGGCACTAACGCAAACGACGACTCAGGGTACTCAGTGGCTCTGTCACCCGATGGTACAACTATAGCCATAGGTGAACCCAAGTATGAGTTACAAGTTGATACAAGTCCTGAGGATGGAGAAATAGATAATCCCAATCAAAATAAGGGTCGTGTTAGGGTATTCAAATTAATCTCAGGAACTTGGACCCAATTAGGTACCGATCTGATTGGCGCAGGTGACGGAGACTTGTTCGGAACAACAGTTTCTTTATCTAACACAGGTACAGCCCTCGCTGTGGGTGCACCAATTCATGACAGCAGCAAAGGACATGTCAGAGTTTACCAATACAATGGGACAGCTTGGGGTCAATTGGGGAGTGACATTGATGGAGGAACTGTGGGTGAGAAATTTGGAACGTCGGTTTCTTTATCTAGTAATGGCACTCGGGTTGCTGTAGGTGCACCAGATTTTACCGAGGTTGGTTTTACGAATAGAGGTCGTGTACAGGTTTGGACCTACACTATTGGTCCCGGGTGGCAACAAACTGGTTCAAATATAGACGGTGCTGGTGGTGGTGATAAATTTGGTTCAGCTGTATCTCTTTCTGATCCTTTCACGAGTGGTGGTAATAATAGTGTAGTAGCTGTGGGTGCCCCCGGTCATCAGTCAAGTAAAGGGCATATTAGAGCTTTTGTATACAATGGAACAGCTTGGGCACAACGAGGTGTTGATTTAGATGGGTCTGCGACAGGTGACGAATTTGGAACATCTGTGGATCTTTCTAAAAACGGTCTTTATCTAATTGGAGGTGCACCAAAAAATGATACCGGTGGCTCCAATGCTGGACATGCGCGCGTGTTCTTTTATAGCACAAGTGGTAGTGGTGCGTGGGTGCAAATTGGACCAAACATTAATGGAATAGTTGCAAATGAACAATCTGGTACATCAGTATCAATTTCAAATACTGGTACACGAGTTGCTGTGGGTACACCAACCGCAAATCGTTCAAGAGCCTACAATTATTCACAGGTATCCAACGTACCTGCTTGGGATAGATTACATCGTGACATGGGTGGAACTGGGAGTGGTGGTTCTATGTCTATGTCGGACGAGGGTTTAAGATTAGTTGTTGGATCCCCCACATTTAATGGTATAGGTCAAACACAAGTATTTGATCTTCCCACAAACGATGAAGAGTTGTACTTTTGCCAAAATCGCTTCAACTTCTCATCTAATGTCAGCTTTGATGATCAATTAACCTTTTTCAATCCTATTATGAAAGATGCGAGTTTTTATATTAATGGAACCAAATTACCAAATGTTACAAATACTAATCACAACTATTTCAAATATTTAATTCCCTATAGGTCGAGATTATCCAGACCTATTAGGAATATCTACACATACAGTTTCTCGATGAATCCTATCAATGTGGAACCATCGGGAAACTTGGATTTCGGGCAGATTCAATCAGATAAAACAAATATCGAAGTGAATCTAGATACTACCAAGGTGGATACATCGTCAAACACGTATGCTCTCCACATGTATTATACCGGCTATCAAACATTTATATTTGAAGGTGGGCGGGTAGTACCTGTTGCTTATTAAACAGGGAACTCCTATGATCCTTGATGTAATCTATAATCTTATTCTTGATACACCATTTGATGAAATTTAGCTGTGCTAAAGTCGTATGAATTTCATGAGATGTACCTGGCACTGAATAAGGAAACTTCTGGGATCTACAAAATGGATCAAAAAGCTTTTTACTGTATCCATCTAAGCTAGATTTATAAGCGTAGTGTACAGTGAATATTTTACCATCACCCGTCTTGTAGGATGTATGATTTTTCTTAGCGTAATTAGTGATAAACCATTCGAGATTTCTCAATGAAATACCACTTGTTTTGTCTAGTATATTCAATAACTTGGATCGGTTGTCTTCTTCGCTGTAAAAGTTGTTTATTGATGTTAGCAGAATATCGGATTTACTCATTATTTAATAAGGAGTCTAAATCTATAAGCCTATTCGTTGAAAAAGATCTTTCACACGCTGGACACCCCGCAACATTTCTAAGACCGGGACCGTGGGTGTGACCATTGAAAGTTTCATGAAATCTCTGTTTAATTTTTTCACCTTGTTTTTGGTGCTTCCCACAATACCCATTATGAATACCCTTGAAAGTACACCTAGAACCATCCGGTTTTGTTCCCATACATGTACTTGTTACAGAAACACATGGGATATCTTTTAGAAGTAGTTGTAACGAAATCTGGTATTTTTTAGATATCGTTTCTGCATACTCAGTCAATAAAAGATCCATACGCAACTTCAATTCTTCTTCTAACAAATCGGCAATTTTTTCATTAAGACTCATGACTTATCTATTTCTTGTTCGTAGTTTTTAAATATGTCTTCAATACTTTCTTCTCGTTGAACACGAGCATTTTTTATACGATCTTTAAGATCCGTGATTTTACCGTCAAAATCTAGACCAAGTCTTTTACATTCCTCTATCAAATCCACTTTCTTCATCGTACTTAGGGGAGGTTCACGTTTCTTTGGTGGTGGTTTGCATTGAGTAATCAACTCACCGAATATTTCTTGCTTCGTGTTCTCATACAGAGGGTCAAGTAGATCGCATACAGGGTTTAAAAATTTATTGATGAAGTAGTACTTATAATCAACTGGGAGGTTTTGCTCTTCAACGTATTTTGGATCTTCGGATTTTTCAAAAGCCTTAGCTTTAGGGTCACCCGTGTTCACGAGTAGGTATGGAACACGGTCACCGGATTGTGGCTCAGACCCGGGTTTACGTTGCCTCATCTTATTAACAACCTGTACATGTGCTTGATTGATATTACAACTCTCCGGACTTGTTATAGACACGGATTGCCCAGATACCTTATAACTATCCGACAAAGATTGACTCAAAATCAATTTCTCATTTGAAACATCACCAGAAAGGAGTTCAACTGCGCGCTCTTTTGCAAGCTCTTTTGGTGGTCCCGGGTCACTTGAGGTCAGTACAACATCTAGGAGTTCCTTACACACCTCTCTGACATGGGGTGTATTATCTCTACGAACAACTTGGAGACCCTTAATGTCAATATAGTCCATGTTCATATTACCATCCCTACCCTTCGTCCACAATTTAGCAGCATACCTCTTCTTTGAGTACAGGAAATAAGGCCAGTATACCTTCTCAAGCTCTAGATTGTTAGGCTTTTTGAAGAGAGCTGAGCACTCTTCGGCAGCTCTCTCACCAATCTCCCAGCTATACTTAACAGCTTCTTCACCCTTGCGATCACCCACATTAAATTCAACCATGACTGAATCTGTGTCACCGTATCTCACCTTTGAACCCGGGAAGTTCTTTTCAACATAGTTCTTGGTCTCTTCAATCATAGCCCGTCCACGGAAGGTCGTCGTAGACGCAATAGGTACACATGGAAGAATACCTTTGCCAGCACCTGTAAACCCATATACAGAGTTCATACTGATTTTGTAAGCCAACTGTTTACCATTGTAGACCTCCTTCATATAACCTGTTGCAGCTGCCATATCCTTCTTAGCCTTTTTACGAAACTGCTTAAGCTCAAGAAGAATCGCTGGTAAGAGGCTTGGAACATCTTGTGCAAACTTGTAGGTCTTTTGACCAATCTTGAATGTTTCGTATTCAATACCAGGTATGTTGCCGTAGTCCTTCTCATTCATAACATACGAAGAGTAACAGAGGTTGTGAGCCATCATAATAGATGGGTACAGTGCTTCAAAATCTAGGGCAGTAATCGGAGTATAATACGCACCCTTTTGGGCTTCCAGAACCGTTGCTCCTTCGTATTGTTCCTCGGGTAACTGTCCCCAGCGAATCGTTGGTACCATAAATCCCATTTCACGAGCCTTCTTTGTAAGTTGGGAAAAGACCTTAATCTGCTGTCCCCGTTCAACGAGAAAACAGAGTGGTACCCAAGTAGCTTTAGCCATCTCAAGGAGATTGAGTAGGATACACATCTTCTTCATGAGTTTATGTGGTAGCAGTGTATCCTTGATACAGTATTCCGCAACTTCTCGTAGCTTCACGGGATCACCCTCTAGATACCGAGCAAACATTTCCTTTGGAGCCATGTCAATCTTTTGATCTCCAAGATAGAGTTTGGAAACTTCATTGAGTTTGTAACTATCAAGTTTGTAACCCTTCTTCACCTCATGGAACAAATCAAAAATGAAGCGACCACTCATAGGAAGAAGCTTCAGTACATTATCACCCAACGCACTTGAACTCAACTTCTTAATGGAAATCTCACATGTTTGTGATTTCAATTTACCCATCTTGAAAAATTCGGGATTACAGCCAGTAATAAACGCCCTTGTGTAAATGTAGTTAAGATCAAATCCAAAAATATTCCAGCCAGTAATGATGTCTACATCTTTCTCATGTATATACTTCTGAAATGCCTCAAGCATCTCTCTTTCAGTATCAAAACTAATGATAGTAGAACCATCTAAATTTGAATCAGTTTTCTTGTAGCAAAGGCATGTTTTATCGTAGGGTTCATCGTTACCAAACTTACACAAAGAAATAGCAATTTGGAAACACGCGTCACCTCTTACATCCGGATCTGGAAATTTACCAGTAGAACTGTTACACTCAATGTCAACTGATGCCACAACAAATGGAGCAATATCATCACGTGCGACGGGCTTTAGGGTCTTCCAGTCATTACAGAAAAGATCAATGTCCACCTTGGCCAAATGTGTACGAACACAATTATCACCAGAGTTTAACCAACCAGTTGACTGAATACCAGTTCTATGCATCAAACGAAGTACGGGGTCAATGTTAGATTCAAAAACTTTGAATCTTTCAGTACCATATGAGAATTGAATAGGATTCTTCAACATATAATCAACGCGGCGACGACTCGCTAGATTCTTAAAGTCCAATTTCATATAGGAAAATTCCTTATTATTTTGAAAACCCCAAACATCCTTAGACCTCATAATAGAATACGAAACCAGACAGTTGGGACTCTTTTTATCCAGAACTCGGTAGATTTCCTGAACCTTTTGTTGCGTGACATGTTCAGGAAGCTTGACGAAGAAGTATGGTGTAAACGCAGTTGTTACACAAATAGATTTACCATTCTCAGTCTTACCAAAAATACTCACTAAATGTTCCTCGTCTGTGTCAACTGTTTCCCATGTGAGTGCCTGAAATTCAACACCCATCCCGATATGTATACATTGAGCTAAAATTTTAATATCGTTTACTAATAAATGTCAGCTGCTTTAATTGACCTCGTGTCGGTGGGTGCCCAGGACGTCTATATCACTGGTCAGCCCGAGGTGTCGTTTTTTAGACAAAATTACAAGAGGTATACCAACTTCGCGATCAAACCAGAAAGGCTCGATTATATCGGTACCTTCGGAAGTGGTAATGAGGTTACCATTCCCATCAAGACCAAGGGTGATCTCTTGAGTTATGTGTGGATTGAGGCTGAGAACATCGGTGGCGTCGGTGCCGCTGATACCGGTTTCTTCGACAAGGATGATTCCACTACCACTGAATTCCAGCTTTGGATTGGTGGCCAAAAGGTTTCCCAGATTGATTCCCTCTACATCCAGGGTGTTCATAACCTTTTGTACAAGGATACTCAAGCCAAGGCTTCTTGCGCTCTCACCCTTGATGAGTGCCCCCAGAATGCCCTCGGTTCTTCCACTTCCGCGAACCACTACGTTCTCCCCTTCTTCTTCTCGGACGACTGGACCAAATCCCTTCCTTTGGTTGGTCTCCAATATCATGATGTTGAGATCAGGGTGAAGTGCAGGAATGGCACATTTGCTCCCAGCAACGTAAAGGTATTCGGTACGTATGTGTACCTTGATACACCCGAGCGCGATTTCTTCGCCAACAATGAGCATGAGATTCTCTTCACTCAAACTCAACACCAACTCATGAGTGCCGCGGATACCGAGGTTGATCTTACTTACTTCAACCACCCAGTCAAGGCCGTCCACGTTGTTTCTTCGGAAGCTGATACCAATAAGTGGTCTACTAACTGGACTTTTGATACCGCCACTCTCTATATTAACGGTACACCTCTCTTTGAGAATATGTCCGCCGCCTTCCACCACAACGTTGTCCCAGAGATGCACTGCTCTGTCCTCCCTCAAGATGCTCTCAGCACCGTCTCCACCTTCACTTGGCCTTTCTGCATAACCATGAACAAGTCTCAACCAACTGGAACCCTAAATTTCAGTCGTATTGATACGGCTAAGTTATCCCTCGCGGGTACTGGCACCAGGAACGGTAACATGGTTCGCGCGTACGCCGTAAATTACAATATTTTACGCGTAAAGAATGGCATGGGTGGTGTCGCGTTCGGAAACTAAAGTACCTAAGTTAAAGTTTCAATAGTAAAATTTAAGTAAAATGGTAAAATCTTCCTCACGACCACGTAAGGCTTCCAAGTTCACAATAGATCTTGGACCCGAAATTGATAAGGTTGTCAAGAAGAAAATCCACACACGTGATGTCAAAATCAGAAAACAGAAAGTTATTATTTTGGGTCTCAAAAAGGAACGCGATGAACTCATTACTAGAAACAGTGAGGTGAATGATTTAAAGATGAAGAAGCAAAAATCGCACATCTCCAGTCTCAAAACCATAGTAGATGACCTCACATCAAAGTTGAAGGAGGCGGAAGTGAAGTTATCAACCGTTACGAAATCTCAGACTCTGACAGATGTCCAAAAAACGGCTCTGAAATTAGGTTCTAAAAAGATCAGTATCAATAACACCACCGTAGAGACAGCCCGAAAAAGTATACTGAGAGGTAAATCTATGTACAATATGAAAACTAGAACTCAACAATTCATCAAACAAGCCGGTCTCTGGGAAGATTTTCAGGAGTTGGAGAGGACGATCAAGAACGTACCCAGAGTTATGAAAGTAAAAGGAATGCTCGGTGTTTAAAATCAACCTAAGTAGAAGTTAAACTTGTAATTTTTATCTAAAAACATCTATCATTATGCCATCGCAACGATCCACATATAAAGAAGAACGTCAAATTAACCTCAGTGTCATTAGCATGAAGCGCAAAGGAGAAAGCGCACTCGTGCGAGGAGATCATTATAAGGAGAGATTTTTGAAAAAATCTCGTGATTATACAAAGCTTGAACAAGAGCTTGATTCAGTTAAACAAGAACTCGAGCAATATAAAAAAAAAGAAAAGGAGAAAAATGATAAAGAATCTGATGGTGATTACGAAAAGTATATTGAAAGAGAAGTAAAACTTCAAGATATTACAGACGACTATCTTGACAAGTGTTTTGAAAAGATTCACTCAAAGCATTCATTTCCTCAACAGTGTCGTGAGATCAAAATCAGGAAACAGGCTATGAAATTATGTAGTGAGATCTCAAAAAGGGGTCTGTATCAAGGAGGTGCATGTGGCGGGCGACCCCAAAACAAAAGTATTTCGGCAGCGATTGTATATCATCTACTTCCCGAAGGTGTCACGATGAAAAGTATTCACCACTGGACCGGCTCCGGGTGTCCACAAACCATAAAGAATATTTATTATGATCCAGATAATTCTTTTATTTTTGATACTTAGACCCAAGGAGCGAAGCGTTTTTTCCGTGGTGGCTTCTTCTTACCTAAATTATAGAGTTTACGAAGTACGTATATATAGAAAACTCCTAGAGGAGCTAGTTTCATCTAATATAACGACGATTTTTTAATAATCTCTCTAAACGTTCCTTCTCTCTTCTCATAAAAATTGAAAGTTCTACTAGATCTCCTTCCAATTTAACTTTACCTGCCTGTCTCACCCAAACCGTTTGTTCTACACGAACCATGTCAACGCAAGACATCTTAGTATCTGGTGCATTACTATGATGTATGGCGAGTACAGTGGCATCTTTACGAGTCTCTTTTGGTAACGGATTACTTTCATTACATATGACTACATGAGCACCAGAGTATCCAGCTACATGCATCCACCAGTATTTTGGCGCACTTGATATTGTGAGTTTGTCATTCTCTTTCGCATTTTCACCCACTCGTATGATAGTACCATCGAGTGAGGTATATTCAAGCATAACTATTCTTATATTTTTTTCCTTATATTCTATTAATGCACGTCGTATTACAACCAAGTCCTACAATCAGCCACAAATATAGAGTAACTTTACCAAATAAACGCAATATAGATTTTGGTGAGAAAGGTTTTCAGCATTATCCAGATCATGGTAATCCAAGACTTATGCGTGCACAACTTCTTAGGAAAGGTGCTATCATTCCTAAGGAGCTGCGAATAGAGACAAATCCGTATGAGATACAGAACGAAATGTTGAAAATAAGGGAAAGTTCTAAGGAAGATTGGGAAGATTTCTTCCGGGCTGAATATTGGGAAAGGTGGATATTGTGGTCTTACCCGAATGTCAATAAAGCTAAATTGTATATGACTATGAGTCATGGTATACTTTTCATGCCTAGAGCTGAAGATTTATGGTTCTGTAAAGATGACCTTATTGACCAGTAGATCCGAAGCCCCCGTCACCCCTAAGTGTCTCGTCAAGTAGACCAATTTCCTTAATCATAGGTGTATCACACCTTTCCAAAATAAGTTGAGCGATACGATCACCCTTCTTGATTTCAAAGTCTTCCGTGCCATGATTGAATAGGACGACCTTGACTTCACCGGTATAATCTGGATCAATAACACCTGCACCAACATTGATACAATGCTTCACAGCTAAGCCAGAACGAGGAGCTACACGACCGTACAGGCCATCCGGGATAGACAAAGCGATACCGGTACCAACTAAAGCTCGCCCCGCCTGACACGGTACAGTCGCAGCTTCGGAGCTATATAAATCATATCCCACAGCACCATCAGAACCACGAGTAGGCAAACAAGCATCGTAACAAAGCTTCTTGACCCCTAGAGGCATCTATTGACCTATAAATTCAAATCCTTAAGCTTTCGCATATTTCTTCTTTTCATCTTCAGTGAGAGCCCTCCACATCTCACCCAACTTCGCACCAATTTCAGTGAAAGTTAGATCTGGGTAATCCTTTACTACAGTGGGTCGTATTTTCTTAACAAAATTCATGTAAGCGTTAGGCTTACGTTTAGGTTTCTCCTTCTCTTTGGCACCACCACGAAGACGGAGAACAAGATGGAGTGTGGACTCCTTTTGAACATTGTAATCTGCTAGGGTGCGACCATCCTCCAACTGCTTACCTGCGAAGATAAGTCGCTGTTGATCAGGTGGAATACCCTCCTTATCTTGAATTTTAGCCTTGATGTTATCAATTGTATCGGAAGACTCAACCTCTAAGGTGATTGTCTTTCCAGTGAGTGTTTTCACAAATATCTGCATACTAGTATTAAGTTAGATTTAAATCTTTAATCAATCTTCGTGATTTTCTTGATCCAATGAAATATCCGTAAAGTCCTATGTGTAACACCTTTAGATATTTGATTTTCAATTTTATGAAATTCGTTCATCTTATCTTAAACATGTCAACTGCTTTTAATCCTTTTACGAGGTTCTTTTGAAAATGTCATAGCACATATACCGTAACTAAATACAGTTATAAACATCTGTGAACCCACCATATGAATTCTAACGAGTAGACTTTCTTCACGAAAGAATTGAACGACAAACAATAAAACTAGAGTTTCGTAAAATGCCCGTATAACCAGATTGGAGATACGATAGAGAAGATCCAAAAATACAGAATTTTTAAATAGGCGACGTAGAATCAAAATAGATGTGTCAATTTCAATAAGTCCAGCTAGGGCTGTTAATTGAGTAGCTTCGGGATTATAAAGTGGATACAGTAACATAGACGCGGCAATAATATGATGTAACATCACAAAACCAGACAGGTGTGTTGCTTGGGGTAAACAATATAACCAAACCGTGTCATAAACTAGATGGTAAAAAAGAGCAGTTGTCAAAAACATGGGCTCGATGACATATCCAAAAAATACTTCAGCTATACACAAACTAGAAAATGGGATTAAAAAGAGAGCAGAAGCCACATCATGAATAAAAACTATAGATTTGTCGTTATTCATGCTATGAGATATAGCTGTGTTCTTTTTAATATAGATGCACTCAAAGGGTTTCGAACCCCTGACCTCAAGCTTACTAAGCTTGCGCTCTACCACTGAGCTATGAGTGCTGGCAGACCTGCCGGGAATCGAACCCGGAATACCAGATTAGAAGTCTGGAGTGATATCCGTTTCACTACAAGCCCATAGATGCTGAGAGCGGGGTTCGAACCCGCGCGTGCATAGCACAGACGATCTTAAGTCGTCCTCCTTAGACCACTCGGACATCTCAGCACATTGGAGCCTCCCACGCTATTCTATTAAGATGTCAAATCTTTAAGCATTTAGGTGGTGGTTCAAATGCTATGTTTTTCTCAAGTTCTTTACGTTGTTTCATCTTCTTGATATCTGCACCTTGACAATCATGCTTTGTCAAATTGAGACAACTCGGACAGAAGCTACCACCACAATATTTACAATCTATAGGGACACCACATTTCTTTTTACAGAGTTGACAAGGCATTTATTAAATTTAACTGAGATAAAGATTTTAACTATATTTAATCAAGAAATGTCTCTCACTTACGCCTTCAGTAAACCAATTCACACTGAATATACTCACCTAAAAAAAACTCTAAAAAACTCTACGGCTGCTTATGGTTCTGCTTTGAGTGCTTCTTACTTCATCACACAAGGTGCAGATCAGGGTGTATCCGCGATGCTGGGTGCAGTAGCATCTTATACGTATGTGAGTCTTCTCTCCAATCGGGTAGATAAACTTGAAAATTCAACAATTCAGAAGGAGTTCTTTGCACCTCTAGGTGCCGCTGCTTTTGAAGTGTCGTGGAATAACGCACCATTCGCATTTGATTTTGATTATGGTGCCACATTTGTTGGTTTCCTTGCGTACAAATTCGCACTCTCATCGGTATTGTACCAAATTGTGAGAGAAATGATGATTGGTGATAGTACAAGTTTTTATGACACTGAAGAAAAGGTTTACAACGATCTTACCATAGACGAGTAAATTTACAGCTCAACGCGGTATCCGGATGCATTTAACCTAGAAAGTTCTCGAGCTACCTTGACGACACGACGAGGAGACATTGTTCCCCTATTGACGCGATTCACAAGTTTATCCTTCGCACTCTTATTGAGACCCTTCATGGCACCTATACGCTTGATGGCTTCCTCCTTGTTGATGGACTGAGCCTTCTTGGAAGGTTTAACATTAAGTTCCCGAAGTTTTTTGATGTTTGAATTTGTTGTAACCATACCTTTCATGAAACTGTTAATACCCTTCTTCACTGCTTGCTTCTTAAGAGCAGCCTTCATAGAGGGTGTAAGTGTCTTCTTCTTGGCGGCGGCGCGCTTCTTAGCCGCCTCTGGATACAGTTTGGCGAGGGGAATATTATTCTGGTTGGCGAGAATTTTCTTCACCTCCTCTCGCGAAATTTGTTCAGCCTTCTGAATTTTCTTCTTTAAACTTCCACACAATTCACTGACAGTCTTCTTATTAGGGGTGGGTATACCATAGTCCTTGGCAACCTGTACCACTTCACTCTTCTTATGAAGACGGCACTTCTTACGACCAAACTTAAGATCACCCGCCTTGTCCACATTTAATACATACGAAACCATTGTTTGGTATATACTGAGATTTTTAGTCAAAGTACAGATTAATCTTTCCATCATAATCACTGTGGGTGTCAAACATGAAACCTAATTTTTTCATTTTCTTTATCCAATCATTTGCCACTGGATGTTTAGTATTCGTGGGAGCGATCCTAGAGAGATTCTTCTGGTTAATCTTCTTTCCATTTTTATGCATGACTGTATTTTTCTCTCCGACGTCATATTCCTTTTTAGTCTCAAACGTTGAATCGATAATCTCATTTTCAGCATCTCTCTTGACTTTATAGACATAACATTCAATCTTACTTTTATCATTACTCAAGGTGTAAAACTTGATAATCTTGTCAACAAGATCCCAACCAACCCCATAGTATCTGTAGTTGGGGGCGCATATTTTGGTATCTACCCCAATATGTCGCAATAACTTCTCTACATATGAAGTAATATCTGATTCAACGGATCCAATGTTAACTCGTGTTAGGTTAACTTTGTTGGTCTCTTTATCTATAGAAATGCTGAAACTATATGGAGATATGTGTACAGTCTCTCGAAACTCTTTATAATAATCATAAACACCCTTTAAATTAGAGATATATTCACGCTCATTTGTTCCAATCTTTCTATGGAAAGGATAGACATTACGGGTATAGATATCATAAAATTGTCCCAAATAATTAACACGAGATTGGGAACGGGTGTGATACATGAAAAATAAGGCAAGAAATATTAGAATTAATAATAATGTCATTACAATTGCTATGAAAATAAAAAGTATAAAACACATCTACGAAGAAGTAAAGAGGTAGTCATCAATCTTCTTGGCGATGGACTTTCCAATACCTCGGAGCTTCATAGCATCTTTACCACTGGTGATCTTGTAAGAAAGATTGTAGATGGTATCACCAGCCCTGGTGTATGCATCGCGCTTGAAATTGTCTTCAGCCTTGTCAGCATACTCGTAGATCATTTCAGCGAGGCCAGCATTGTGGGAAACAAAGTACTCCTCATCGTCAGTCTCAGAAACGAATGAGTCCTCGTCATCTGACTCAGGGTCATTGGATGCAACGGATTCCTCATCAGAAACGTCGGACTCTACGTAATCAGAATCCTGTTCATCGATGTAGATATCAATCTTGGCAGCGATACCTCTACCAATACCCTTGAGGTTGAGTAGGCTCTCACCACTCTCAACCTCGTAAGGGAGGTTTCCAATGATATCCGCGGCTGTCTCGTAGGCAGCAGTCTTGTAGAAGTCGGAGGTCATGTTTCCAAGTTCCAGAAGATACTTAACAAGTCCTTGGTTGTAGTTGTATGTCCTTGAAGTTGTGTCGTAAAGAGACGACTTGTCTTTCTTACGGTAGCTGAGAAGCTCCTTAAGGGCTTGGACGCGCTCTTTCTCAGATTGCTGATGGAGCTTCTTGAGCTGCTCAATCTTGAAGCGAGATTGTTCATAAGAGTCAATGTCACCCATGACGGCGCGGATCTTCTTGAAGTCTCGGATTTCCTTCTTGAGGCCAATCTCGTTGAAGGTGAGGGTGCGAAGGGTTTCACCTTGTTCGTCGCAGAGATTCTGGAGTTCGTGGTTCTCCTTCTCGAGCTTGAGGATGTAGTCGGTAATGGAACGGGAGTTCATGGTAGTAGACATTGTAAGTTTTATAAAAACAATGTATTCTTGCTTCACTTAGGTGTTTAAAGGATAAATTCAAACAAAATGTATAAAATGGTAGCTCTCACTAGACCTATTTACATCCAAAAAACACCTACAAAATTTCTTCAGACGAGGGTAAGAACTAATAGACGCCTGGTCAAACCTATACGCGTCCAAGCCGCTTTACCTTCTCCAGATCTTGTGAACTATGCACAACTTCAACTTGTCACATGGATTCTACCCATGACGATCGCGGGTCGTCTACTTAAGGTGAAGTGGCCGGAGCTTGCGGTCGGTCTCACCGCCATGACTGTGGCAAAACTAGCTCTCGCGGCCAATGGAATTATACATTATTAATGTCCATCCATAAAAAATACGGGATCATCTAGGGATGAATATGAATGACAGGGTGTAGGATCAGGTGTCTTGTATCCCTTTTCTTCAATTATTTCCGATTTGGTTTCTATATCAATTTGTCTCTTAAGTGCACTTCTTTCTTCACCAAGTTCATGAACTCTTTTCGCATAGTTCATGAATGTGTTATTCAAACCATTTTTACGTAACAACATTCTAATCATATCCTGATATCCCCAAATCGCGTAATTTATATCCTTCAACTTATCCCTATGTGGACATTTAAACTCGTGTTTAATCAAAAGTTCATACTCTTTGATAATATTTTTTCGTTTTTCTTCATCAGAAACTTCCTGTATTTTAATTTCAAGAATCGTAATCTTATCTATTAGATCTCCATTCGAGATCTCAATCTTCATGTAAATGCCACGTGTTAAAACTTTATATCCATTATAGATATATCAAATGTTTGCTTTAAAACCCATAATCATACGACCCAATGTCCGTACCTGCGCTAAAAAGAACGATTCTGTAGAACCTGTCGAAGCTCCAGGTCGAGTACACCCTCTAAAAAAGTTCATCATGGAAAAGTTCAAGATTGAAGAAATTGATTATGAGAAGTTTAATAAAGAGAATAAATGGGCTATTCGCCCAGGTAAAAAGAAGGGGGATAAAGAATAGATCTGTTAAATAGAAAACATGTCTTTCGCACTCACCTTCCTTATCCCAACCACACGAAATGTTAAAACTCGCGTATTTACGGATCCTGCCCAATATGACATAGAAGTTAATGCAGCCCGTGGATTTAGTAAACCATTAACTACTCGCGCACGTACACCAATGACACGAGTCATGGAAGATTTTTCTGATCTGAATGAAGCCTCTCAACTTATCAACCATGTGACAGAACATGAAGTCATTCAGGCACAGAACTTCTGGGCGGACTCCATCGTGGATATTTCCAACTCTTTCCTTACGGGTGGAGACTACGTGAGTCTCGCGGGTGAGCGAGCGGGTGAGTTGTATGGTTATGAACATTCTAACGTACTCTTCAAACCCACAAAGGCTGTAGAACAACAGTTTCGCCCAACCGCAAATGACGCTATGTCTTACTTTGTGGGTCACGATGCTGTAATCAGTGGTTTCAAAGAAGATCAAGGGTTCGCCATCAATGCCAAAAAGGGTTTCAGTAGGGTGATATTCAATAATCATCAGATTGATTGTCATGGTGAAGTGGCACACGCCATGGGTACCTACGAGTTCACATGTGCCACCACTGGTGAAATTTCAGAAGTTGAATATACATTCGGCTACAAGCGCAACATGGATGGTAAGGTGCGCATCTGTTTACACCATTCCTCCATCCCGTATGCGTCGGGTAATAAAACATCTCACGTGGAACGAAAGGAAACGTTTCAAGTGAAGCGCAAAATTGTATTTGACCCCGCACAATTTGATGAGAAGGAGAATGAACTTCGTCATGTTTCTACTGCGAGTTGGTAATTATGTTTAGTTTAAAGTCCCTGTCTAACCCATTGATACTTATCTTTCCCTCGTCCACAAGACGCTTAATCGTATTACCAACCTCTAGGTTGTCGTTATACGCCTGTGTGTGTTTTGGATCAGCTGGTAGATTGGGCATGAGCATATTGAAGGCCATCATTTTCTTGGCCATTGGAAGCTCGGGACTTTGAAGTACATGTAAAATATCTCTGGGAATCTGCGAAGGATCCATTACTCTTTATTGATATTTATTCTTTAATAGTACTACCGCAGGTACTGAACCCTTTGGTGGTTTTTTACAGAATATCTTACACTCACAACAATCCTTTACCGATACACGCTGCTTTTTAGTCGCATAACATCGTGTAGGTAGCATGATATCTTTGGATATGTAACGTGCTATTTGGTCAAGAAGTATCATCCTATTTACTTTTAGGTTTAGGTTTTTTCTTAGTCTTTTTTACTTGTTTCGCAGCAGTTAATACAGCAGCCGTACTTGCAGCTGCTTTTGAGATCAAAGCTCCTGTGCAAATAGGACAAGGCATCCTATAATTTTAGTCAAGATAAAGAATAAGCGTGATTAACATATAGATGTACGGTCGCCGGAAGGCAAAACCAATTGGATTTTCTAGTCGTGATGATCCTAGAAAGTTAGTTATTCGTTTGGGAGAGTCCAATCCACTACCACCACCCCTTTATATCGCTCCACCCGAACTCTTACCAGTTGGTGTACATTATATAGTTGATCTAGATAATGTGGATAATGATTTAGTTATGGATAATGATAAACTAACCAGGATTTGTAATAACTCATTAGAAAATGGGGGAAGCGACTATATTAGATAAGATGATACATCACTTTGAACCCCATGGATTAACCTTGTTGTACTTACTCTCAGAAAGTCATTTTTCAATGCATACATGGCCCGAACATCAAAAGATTCGTATAGACTTCTTCACATGTGAACAAAATGAAAGTAAGTGTATTTCTGTGATAGATCATTTGAAAAGTGAATTTGAATCCACATCTATGAAAATCAATATATTAAGGCGTTAATTTTCATGTTATAAATTGTCTGAACATATAAGATGAAGACTATAATACTTGTCTTACTCATAATCTCAGTAGGTCTATTTATCTACCGGAATAAAACGGAGTCAAGTATTAGTACACGGGGATTGGAAGTATTACACCACCTCGAAAGTCCGTATCAAACGATTGACTTAGCAAGAGATAAAAAGACGAATCATGTTGCTATGTTTTTAAATGGTGCGATACAAAATCACACCAAAGAGTTCAATAAATCACATTACGCAATGGTTGATATACCAATTAAACTGTTAAACACCCCCTTGAAAAATATCCTTATTTTGGGTGGAGGTGATGGATATCCAGCTATGCGAGCTCTAAAACAAAAAGATGTGTACATCAAGAATGTTGAAATTGATCATGTGTTGATTGACTTTGTAAAAACGAACCCAATTATGAGAAAGTATACACAAGATGCATTCAATAACCCCAGACTTGATTTATCAGCTATGGATGCCTATAAGTATATCTATACAGAAAAACGGAAGTTTGACATAATTGTGTATGATATAGCTAGAACCACGACAAATAATACAGTTACAGACTTTGCGCCATGTGATGATTATGTAGTAGAAAATTTACTTAGCGATGGAGGTGTATTAAATTACACTATGGATCTATATGGTAATATCCCCGAATTTTCGGATCTATTTAAAAACTATTGTAAATTGAAGAAGAAAAGTAAGAAGGAACACTTGGTACTTCTTCTTCAAAGTAAGGAAGATTTTGAACGTTTCAGTCCCTCATGTCCGGTGGGTATAAAAAAACTAAAGGAAAAATATCCGATGAGTGAAATTGGTATCATGATGTACAATTTAAAAACTTCTTGTGGAATCTATCATTATAATGAAGAATTATACTTTTACATTTCTAAACAACCATTCAATAAAACAAATGAAGATATAGAATTTTATCCGTTTCACAACCTTACCAGTGGTATTCCGTAATCCAATTCTTCAAGGATTGGATCGTTTTTGTAATCAACTTGGTAATATATCTTTTTGACCCCACTACTCGCAAGAGCCTTAAAACAGTTAATACATGGATAGTGTGTGATATAGGCCACTGCATCATCGATGGAGACACCTCTCTTCGCTGCATCGGTGATGGCATTAATCTCCGCATGAATCGTGGCTTGCTCATGTCCCCAACGTATAATAGACCTATGATCAGTACCAGCGAGAAATCCATTGTACCCCATACTTATGAGTCTATTATTCTTCACTAGAACACACCCCACTTTAAGCCTCTCACATGGAGACCTGATTGAGGCCAGAGTCGCAGCTTTCATGAAATAGTCGTCCCAAGAGATTCGTTCCTCGGGTGGAGGGGAGCGCTGACGCCTCGCATCTTTGGTCATGGACATAAAACGAGGTGATGAACGTTGGGCACGGGGGCTGTCCATTTATTTCATAATAGTTTTTATTCTCTAAGATAGCTTAAAAAGTAACTTTCATATTTAGATATGAGCGCACTTTCCCTCTTTTCGGGATGCGGGGGTGATACCCTAGGAATGAAGAACGCTGGACTAGATGTCAAGTGGTACTCGGAACTCCAAAAGCCGTTTTGTAAAACGCATGAATCTAACTTCCCCAATTCGGAGTGTATAGGTACTGATATTACAAAGATTCCGGATGAAAAGTTCAAGGAGTTGAAGGGGAAAGTCAAAGTAATATTTGCTGGATTCCCGTGTCAAAGCTTTTCACACGCGGGTAAGAAGCGAGCAGATGACAGTCGTGGACAGTTGTATCTGGAATTTGTTCGCGCAGCTAAGAATATTGAACCAGATTTCATCATCGGTGAAAATGTAAAGGGTATAACTTCACGGACGACAACTACAGGTGAAAAATTCATAGATGTCATCGAACAGGCTTTCAAGGATATTGGGATACACGTGTGAACATCAAATGTTCCCGGTTGTGAAGTATGGAGTACCCCAACAACGTGAACGACTTATCATCGTAGGTTGGAAGGATCCCAACTACGTACATAAATGGCCGGAAGAAATAGACGCGGACGTCTCCCTCAAGAACATTCTCGAATTTAACATGGAAGGTACTATAAAGGTACCAAAAGAACTCATAACAAAAGCCGGTGTAAAAGAAGAGAGTATTTTGAAGGGTGATGGAACATATGAACAATCAGGTGCCAAATCACGTAAACTTGCTACAGGAGGCGATTAATTCGTCCGATTTTGCTACTTACACAACTTTACTGAAACAAGCTGTTAGCGCCTTGGATGATTCTGTTCACCCATATCTAAAGGATAGGGTTAAACAACGAAATCTAGAATATAATGGAAAAAAAGTGGGAAAATATGGATTCTCATTTGGTAAACGGGTTTCCCCAATTCATTGTGAAATAGTTGACATTACAAAACCGAGTAAAACTATAATCTCTACATACGATCATCAACCACGCCTTTTTGTCGCACAAAAGGTGAAGGAAGAATATTATTTACGTCCATACACAGTTGATGAACTCAAACAAATTCAGGGATTCCCGAAAGACTACGTGATGGAAGGGTCTTTGAAAGATCAAGTAGTCCAGTTGGGAAATGCGGTTCCACCACCACTCATTCAGAGGATTGTCGAGTCAATGATTCAAGAAAAATAGTCAATTGACTGATAGAATCATTCTTACCACAAAAATGTTCGTATTTTTTAGCCTCATCAGAATTCTTATGAGGCCATTTTCCAAGAAAGAATTCGCCAATTTCTTTCACAATTTCTCCTTTTTTTTTCTTGGGTATAATTCCAAACCATTCTTGGGGAAGTTTCACACCCCATGATGGTCTCTTGTAAGAGTCGATGTAAATCTTGGAACTGCCAATCTTGAAATTTTTATTAGTGTTGATGTCCCTTGAACGCTCATCCAGATCATTGATTACTTCCTCGCAAGTCATCTCATTCTCATCCGCGAGACACTGGATAATATCGAGACCACTCTTTATGATTACTGATTTATGTTCCACCTGAATGAATATGTAGTACCCGTCAACTTTGGGAACACTATCGTTAAACATAAATTTGAATCCCTTATTGGTGCTTTTTGCATCAGAGTCAAACGTAGAATCCAACCCAGGTAGTGTAACGTCTCTAAAGTCCATCGCTTCTTGACTTGCCGCCTCGTGACCGATAGAACCCCCAAAATCATGAATCGCTTCCTTGATGACTGGTATGTAAATACGCTCTTTTTTTTGTGTATTTCCGTCTTTACATACAAGTAAATTCCACGTCAGTTTATCTTCTATCCTCTTACGTAAGTTGTTGAGTACAATCTCACTTGATTGATTGGCGGAAACCACAGTGGGTCCGCGGAAGTTGGGCATTGTTGTAAAATGGATAGGTTCCATCTTGTTGAGTTTTTTGAATAACTTATTGGTATATTCACTACGACTTAGGTATCTGAGCATTACTATCACATGGAAAATAACTAATTTTTTATTAAAATGCTATATCTCTAAGGAAGGGTGGGGTGGGTTAACTCAAGCCACTCAGAGAAAATCCCGGCTCGTTTGTTACAGTTGGAGGTGCTGGAAGGGTTTTGTACTCCTTGGATATTGGGATCTTCCGGCTTCCTCTTCAGAGATTGCCACTTGGGGTTGAGTTGATGGTCGGACTTCTCAATCTCAAATAAGAATTTCGCCAAAATATCGGCAAAGAGTGAAATCCGATCCTCGCCGTCAGCATTTGGACTCATCCCAACGTTGTGCCTCATCATTATAGCCTGGATGGTGGGCAAAATCATGAGGAGATAGGGGTGGTCAATCTGTTTGGCTTCGAGAAGGTCAAACATACACCTGGTGTTGTAGACAAGGTTCTCGGCGTCAATATCCATGCCCCGGAACTCTTCACAAATCTTCTTCAACTCTTCGTTCTTGGTCATCTTTTCACCCTTCACGATCTTCCTTTGGTTAAAGTTCCTCAAAATCATAAGCATGAGGTTAGAACTGTCCGCCCGAAGGTTTTGACCCTCAATCCCGCGAACGAACAACTCCTTAAGTTTGAGTGCGTAATCATCACCAAGCTGCCTGGCCAGTGCACAAATTGGAATAGTATTGTAGCCGTTCACAATCTCACCGGGGGTGAATGGGAGCGAGTTGTTGATCTTGAAATAGAGGAACTCTTCCTCAAGAGGGGTGAGATCCTTATAAATAAGAAAGTGTAGGTCCATGTCCATGAAGTCGGCTTTGACGTCATCGCAGAGTTCGCTGTACTTACGATCCTCGCCCGTCACTGGGCAAGTGATTGGGAACCTATCATCGAGAAACCTCAAAATGGCTTCGGTGCGATGTCCACCATCAAGGAGCTTCACATCACGAGCCGCGTGCTTCGAGCCAATGAACGGGCTTGTTACGATATTGTTGAAAATACTTTCAATAAGCTCACGGTAATGATCGTCCGGCCAGGTGTCTTTGTTACGCTGGATGAAGGGAAGCTTCCAGTAACCGTTGGAATATTTTTCAATATACTGAGAAACCGTGAAATCTTTCGATTCGGGTGCAGAAAACCGGTGAGAACGTCTAAGACGGACGATCGCGGTGCGAGTGCCAGTGTTAGGAGTAGTCATGGTGGTGTTGTAAGTTTGCATGATGGTAGTTTTTTTAGATGAAAAATGGGTAGTTTTTTCACGACTTAGGTTCTCAAATTCTTATCAGCCGTATAGTACGTCTTCCCCTTCGTAACAAAACTATGCACCCTCGCGTACCCCCACGCTTGTGGAGAGGCTCCCGGACGATGCCCGGTTCTCCACGCAGCGAGTCCCCTATTGTAGATTGTCTTGGACAGTCTTCAAGAGGAATCTTAGTAGCCTTAGCAATTTCAGGGAGGGATTTGGCTCCCGGATACATCTTCCTAAATCTCTGGGTGTAGGAGGAAGTCTTTGTCTTCTGTCCCTTGTCCGTCTTGAATCCTTTATAATCTCTCTTGAGCATCTTCTTGTAACGAGTTTCAACCTCTTTGAGAGTCCCCAACCCCCTGAAGTATTTGAGGGGTGCATAGATTTGACCTTCTGATTTACGCAGTTGCCCCACCTTCTTGGTGATGGCAGCATCAGTGAGAGGCATCTTATTTTTTAGTGATATTTTTTATCACGCAGAATATAAATGGGACGAACGTGTTCTCTGATGATATGTGATAGTACTAGACCTAAACATATTGATTTATTTTTAAACAGTGTATGGGGAAGGTACAATGAACCAGTTAATCTTGAATTAAATACAGTACATTGTAACAATGTGTCTCTAAGAAGGATTCTATCTATGAAGAAGGTACTGGATCATCATAGACCAAATTCTCGTAAATATGTGGAAAGTAGTACGATCATAGTTGGATCGCAATTCGCACGAAGGGTCTTACAAGTTGGACTATTCCTTGTTAGACCCGAGAAACCCGTGTTTATTAAGGTCATT